TCAGCCATTGCGCCCCTCCATCCGTTTCGCCAGCGCCGCAGCATGGCGGTCCAGAACCTGCGTGATCCGGTCGGCGCACCTCGACGCCTCGCGCGTCCGGCCCAGATGCCAGCCTTTGCAGCTGGGGCACTGGTAGATGTCCATGGCGATGTTCTTCACCCGCCTGAGTGCGATAATGGCACCTTGCCTCGTCGGATGGCGCACCTTGCCTTTGCACTGGTGGCTCATGGCTGCTGAGCCTCCCTAATCCGCTGCATCGCCGCATCGATCGCTGCCCGGCAGGACGGCAGGGCCTGCGAAGGCGGCGCGCTATCGTGCAGGTCGACGGCCATATGCCCGAGCATCAGCCGGTTGACGTTGTGATTCATGATCAGCGACCAGCTGTAGGTTGTGCCGCACTGGGCGTTCAGCCGTTCATTGCAGCGGTCGAGGAAATCGAGGCGGGCCTGATCAGCGAATATCTGATCAGCGATTGTCCGCCACCAGCCGCTTGCCGGCTCCATATCGAAGGCCGCGCACAGCTCGGTCACGACATCGGTCGATTCGATCTCCTGCCCGTTGCCATAGACATGGCCCAGTTCTTCGCCGGCGAACGTGTCCATCAGTAACAGCAGCTTCGCCAGGGCGTCGCGCTTATCCATTCGCGGCCTCCAGCAGAATATCGGCGTGGCACGGCGCGCCGGCCGGGCACCAGCAGGCGAGGTTCTTGCCGCGAAGTTCGCGCCCAGCCATTTCGCGCAGGCTAGGCGTCTCGCGCAGGTGGATGCGGAAGGCGGCCACGGCCTGCTCTGCCGTGCGGCCCGGCTGGAGCGGATAGGGATTGCCCCATTTCGTGGAGCGGTCGACCTTCACCGTGTTATCGGGCATCCGCCAGCCCTTCGCACGAGAAAGTTGTATGCGGCGAGGCCGGTCCGTCATGGGATGATCCTCTTCGACATGGCCGCCATGAAGTCCTTGGCCTGCTCGGTTTCCTCGCAGATGGCGGTGATCGCGGCCCACTGAAGGGCCGACACCTGATAGGTGCTCTCGGACGAGAACCCGCTTTTCGCCTTCAGCTTCAGGGAAAGGCTGGCGTTCTTCGCGCCAGCGGTTTCAGCGGTCAGCGTCGTCACAGCGGCACCCCCAGATGCTTCGCGATGTCGATCAGGTGCAGCGCCTGGCTGCGCGCGTCGTCGAGCGCGTCATGGTGAACGCCGCTGCGCTCCATCCGCGGCGCGCCCGGCAGCGACTTCATCGTGCGGTAGCAGCGGTCAAAGCGGAAATCCCACGGCATTTCATGACCGGCCGCGCGGAACGCGCTGCGCATCAGCACATTGTCGAAGCTCGCGCCGTTGCCCCATGTCGGCAGGCTCTCGTCGCCATACCATTCGCGATAGCGCTGGAGCACAACGGCGAGCGGGTGGCGCGGCAAGGAAAGCAGCGCCCGGCGGGCGTCGGCGCGCTCCTCGTCGAACCACCAGAACACGGTCCGCGCATCCAGCTTCAGCCCAAGCGCCTGCGCATTGACCGGGTCAATGCCCTGATGAAAGACGCTGATGATGCCATTGGCGTTGAACTTCACGGCGCCGATCGAGGTGATCAGCGCATCGTCTCCGGTGCCCAGCGTCTCAATGTCGTTCATGACATGGGTGGTCAGTGCGGGCGGCGCGGCAATCTCCAGCACCTCCCATTGGTCGGGATTGATACGCGGGGTGCGATAGTGCTCAATGCCTCCGCCGACCACGACGTTCATGATGATATAGTCGCCGAAACCTTCGGTGCCGTGGCAGAGGAAATCGTCGGGGACATAATGGCTGCGCCACTTCGCCAGACGCCTGCCGCTGTCATCAGTCAGCCAATAGACGCCCTGATCGCAGACCTTGTAATGGATTTCGGCGGTTTCACCGGCTGGCCAATCCTGCACAATGCCGTCGAGCAGATCGATCCGCACCTTCCACAGGTCGCCTTCGCGCCCGAAGATGCGCGATCCGTCCTCGTCGATCAGGCCGTTGACGCAGGCGTCTTCCCAATAGCGCACCTCCGCCTCGACCTCGATGTGCGTCGCCTGTTCGAAAATGCTCATGGCTTCCATCCTTTCGCCTGGGCGAACGCCATCACCTCCGCCTTGCTGGCGAAGAGGCGGCGTCCCACCTGAAATTGTTTCTCCAGCGCGCAGACCGGCACGAAGCCCTTACGGCGCAGGAAAGTCTGCGCCCGCTCGAACGGGTCCGTCCGAATGCGCTCGGCCTCGTTCAGCCCGGCCATGATCCGCTTCGCGGTGATCCCGGCGATGCTCCGGTGGCTCGACTTCGCATTGCGCGCGAGTAGGCCGCGCTTCTGCATCTGGATTTCGGCCAGAGCCATATCGGCGTCCGCCGGCATCGGCATGACTTCGCCGATCTGATAGTTGGGAAGCGGGCGCTTCATGCGGTCTGCTCCCACAGCCATTTCTGTTCGAGCGGCTGGAAATCAGGCCGGGGCCGATTCAACCGTGACCAGCGCCCGCCGCGCGTTTCACCTATCAACTTCCATCCCGCAGCTCGCAGCGTTGTGCCCGGCTCCGACTTCAAGGTGTAGGTTCCGATGCGACGATAGCCGAGCGCGAAGGCCGCGCGGGCGGCGGCACCATAGAGGAAAGAGCAAGCGTTGCGGTGGCCTGTCGTGCAGCAGCGCGTCACCTCCAGCGTCTCGCCATCGTCGCGCAGCCGTGCAACCGGCCGACCGATGATGATCACGCCGACAATCTGCCCGTCAGCCGCCGCGCCGATGCTGAACTTGTGTCCGGCGGGCGGCGTCAGATGGCGGTGATGCTCCCGCACGAAGGCGGCCGCCTGCTCGAATGTCATGGGAATGGCTGCGAGCTTCATGCCGTCTGGCCCTCCATGATCCGCAGCACCACCGGCCGGACGCAGGCGACAGCCCACGCATTGCCCAGGGCCTTATATTGCGGGCCATCGGCGGCGGCGTTCGTCCGCCACCGCCCTTCGTTGTCGCGCACAACGTGGGCGCCCTTGGCAGTCAGATAGGCGGCCTCGTCATCGTCGATCGTCCGGCGGCTGCCGTGCTCAATCATCGTCCAGTCGTCGGGATAGCCCTGAAGGCGGCAGCATTCCGTGACGGTCAGGCGTCGGACGGCCCATTCGGTAGCAACCGCCTGGACTTCGGCGCGCGCTTCCAAAGTGTAAGCCACGCCCTCCTTGAACCCGGCGCCATCGGGTCCGCTCGCAGGGTTCTCGCGCAGCGCGCCCGCCTGGATTGCCACGGCCATCTGCCCGCCTGCGTTAGCATGGCTATCAGCGTGACCCATTGCCCGTAGGGTGGGCGAAAGATCATCCTGAGCGTCCGCGCCATAGTCCTTGCAGGAGAAGGCGACGGGCGCCTGATCCACGATGTAATCGCCACCCTGGTTACCGCCGACCGGGCCGCCCGCCATAAGCGGTTGAGCAACATCGACAGCGCGGGCCTTGTAATCCTTACCGCTGTTCATCGGCATGATGGAGAATGGGACCGGGACAATCGGTGTGCCGCGCCCAGTGCCGTCCTCGCTCGCATCAAAGCCTTCCGCGCGCAACGTATGGGCGACGAGCATCGAGCCAGCAGTATCGGCACTCGTGCCGGGTTGCCGATCTCCGCCCGTTTCGTTTCCGCCGGCCGGAAGGGTGCCCGCAACGTCCGCGATGAAGGTTTCGACCTCAAAGTCTACGCGTTGGCCCTTGGCGGTCAGGCAAGCGGCGACGTCAATAGGTCCGCTGGTGCGCCCCCCCCCCGAATCCGACTGGCTGCAATCCACCTTGGCATTCGAAATCGGTTCCAAGGCCGCCACCGCCTTCAGCGCATGCGCTAAGAGTGCCGGTAGTTCCTTCCCCCGCTTCGCGGCGCGGCGGATTATTCCCAGACAGGCTTTGGCGCTCAAATAATACCTCGACGGGATCGGCCCCGTCTCCAAAATCTGCGACAAGGAACACACGCTCGCGCCGTTGCGCCAAGCCTGCATATTGAGCATCGAGAACCCGCCATGCCGCCCGTGCCCATGGCCCGGCAACCATACCTGCGCTTGGCCATGTGGGGACCAGTTCCTGCCGCTTTTCGTGCCAGCGCCAGAAATCGTTGCCCCGGCGTCCCCGCGGGCGCTCGCACGGAAGGAGGGCATCGTCTGCCCCGACAAGTCCGCCCAGGAAACAACCGAAGGCGTTATCTTCGTGGTTGAGCCATCCGGGGACGTTTTCGACAGCAAGGTTCCGAGGTCTAATTGCATGGGCGATTTCCAGAAAGCGGATGGAGAGTTGGCCGCGCGGGTCGGACATGCCTTTGCGCAGACCGGCGACGCTGAACGCCTGGCACGGCGGGCCGCCCGCCAGCAGATCGAGGGAGCCGAACGCCGCCGCCCGCTCAATGAAGTCGGGCGCGGTGATGTCGCCGAGGTTCGGATGGCCGAAGCGGCTGGCCAGCACGGCGCTGGGGAACTTCTCAATCTCCGCACACCAAAGCCATTCGGCTTCCGGCAGGGCAAGTTCAGCGCCGCCGATACCAGAGAAGCAGGAAGCCGCGCGCATCAGCCGCGCTCCCAGACCGGGCCATAGTCGACCACGACGGAACGCACCCGCGCCTCGCTGCCGAGGAAGACGGGATAGAAGGTCATGCCGGACATCACCGACAGGAAGATGCGGCCGGTGCGATTCACCTCCTCGATCTCGTCCGGCGTCAGCTGCCAGCAGGAGACGTTGCAGGGGCCGCCGCGCTGGCGGAAGGTGTGCAGATCGGACACATCGGCGCGGTCTTCGGGCGCCTTGAACGTGAAGTTCGATCCCGCAAAATCAACGGCGTAGGCCATCAGTCAGGCTTTCCGATCATCTCATTGTGGACATGGACCAGCGCGCCGACGGCGGCGGCTATCGTGGGATCGTCGCCGAAGCTGACGAGGACGGTGCGGTTCGCCGGGTCGTCATCCTCGCGAGCGACGATGTGCAGGCCCTTGCCCTGCCAAATCTCGTTCTCGGCGACGGCGTGGGGGTGCCGGTTACTCTCCGCCCAGCGCTTACCCCAGTTGGCGCGCAGAGCGTCCATCATCGCACTGATGGGATCGGGTGCCTCGACCGGCACGCCATATTCATGGCAGAACTTGCAGGTCGCGGGGTTTCCCCGGCAGTGGTTGAGCGCGCCGTTGTGCGCCTTGATCGCGTGGCGAAAACCCCAGCGGGTCTTCACCAGCACGAATTCGGGATTTTCAGCACCGAACTTCATCAGAAATCCCCCGGCGCGACCTGGGCGCAGATAATGCCCTGCTCGCGCCACATGGCGACGACGCTCGCGCGATCTTCGAAAATGAGGTCGGGCTTGCCGCGCTCGGTGATCCAGCCTCGCTTCAGCCGATAGTCGGCTGTCCGGTCGCCGCCTTCGCGCATGATCAGCGGAAGGCCGCCGAGGCCATGATCGTTCAGCCAGCGCTGCGTCGCTACGCGGCAATTGTCCGAGCGGCCGGTCCAGATCTCCACGCGATGGCCAGTATCTATCAGCGCCGCTGCGCACGCCTGAACGGGGGATATGGGCGTATCTTCATGCACCGTGGCATAGAATGCGTCCCAGTTCTGTTCGGGCCAGTCAGCCTCGCCATGCGCGGGCATCGCGATGTGGTGCAGGCGGTGCTCGCAATTGGCGAGCGTACCATCGAGGTCGAAGACGACGAACATCAGGCGGCCCCACCTTCGGCGCGGAACCCGCCGTCGCTGGTCAGGCCCTGCGCACGCTTGAACGCCTGCTTATCGAAAATGCGTTTCCGCATTTCAGGGCTGTCGATCCGGTCGAACTCGGTCAGCGCCGCAGCCTTCAGGTCGACCTCGCGGCGGAAACAGAAGGCGGCCAGCGTCACCAAGACGCCACCGACCTCCTGGAAGGTTTCGCCTACCGGCCGGCCATAGACATAGTCGACCACACGCCCGACCTCGGTGGCGGTCATGCCCTCCGCCTGGGCCAGCTCCAGCGCTTCCTCCAGAAAGCGCATGATCCGTTCAAGCGGGTCCATGGCGATCTGCTCGCCAAAGACTTCGACCATCCAGGCGCCGACGGCCGATTGAAAGTCGCCCATGTCGCCGCCGCCTCCCGGCTGGCTGAGGGCGCGATCAGCCAAGGCCCTGAACCGTTCGTTCGTTTCAGCCTTCTCGACCTTGCCCGCCTTCCGGTGCTCGTCGGCATAGAAGGCGAACTGGTCGCGGCATTGGGTCAGAACATCACGCATCATTACTCTCCCGCTCGCACGGCGAGATGTGCGTCAGGCCCAGCCGACAAGGCAGGCAGTCGCAGGGTTCGCCGGGCTCGGATTGGTTAGCGGATCGACCGGCCTCGACGGCCGACCCGCGCGGATCAGATGACGACCGGGAGGGGGAAAGGTCGTCCGAGGCTCCCGCCCGCTGCGCGCTAAGGGGGGACGCGCGCAGTTGGGACAGTGGCGGTTTGTTGAGCAGGCGCAGGTGGCGCTCGGTGGCGAGCGATGCCCGCGCGGCAATGCCTGCCAGGAGGATGGAGGGGTGTTCGAGCATCAGCCGATCCTCCGAAAGCGGAACCACGACCGGCGCGGCTGCTCCATCGGCTGGATCGGGCCGCGCATCCGCTCAGCCTGCCATTGCGTCTGCGGCGCGACGGTCAGCGGGTCGCGGCCCCGAATGTGGAAGCGGGCCGTCATCAGCGCGGCTCCATCATCAGGGCAGCCACGATCTGGTCGCGGTAGGCGCGCAGGTGGACGTAGATCAGCCAGCAGGAGCCGATGCCCATGCCGAGCATGAAGATGCTGGCGGCGATGTGTGCGGGCGCGCTCACTGGATCACCATCAGCGCGGCGTTTTCGGGACGGTCCGACGGCAGGGTGATGATGGGCTCGGGGTTCTCCAGCCGCTCAGCCGCCGCCAGCATCCGGCTGGCTCCGGTGATCAGCGCATAGCGCGCCGCCTCGGGGTCGGTCGGCAGCAGCCGATGCGCTTCGCCAGCCGCGTGCCGGCCGATGTTCACGAAATCGACGGTCTGGTATGACTTATAGGCCGGGTCGCGCATCAGCGCGCTCGTCATCCTCAGCGCTTCAGCAAACGCCGTTCCGACAGAATTGCGATCGTGGGACATGATGATCTCCCCACCCGCTCGCCTGCCGGCTGGATGCGCGGCGGCTCAGGTGATGGAGGTCTTATGTGCGATTATCGGAAGTATCGCAACTTAAAAATTGCGATTATCGCATTTAATCATCTGGCGGAATGTAATCGGGGTAGAACCCGCTGTCGTCCGACGCCGCGGAAATGTCCCTTTGCTCTGGAAGGACAGCCTCTTCGCCGTCGAGGCCCACGCGAATATTCGCGCCCCAACTCGCCGCTTCCTGAAATATCGATGATGTGATTCGCCCCCGCGCGAGATAGGTGCGGATCAGCGGGGCTCTGTCTGCTCGGACGTATCCGATCTGCACGCCCCGCTCGCTAAAAACGGCGACCGCCTGCGGGTCGGCAGGGTTCTTTGGCTCTGGCACCAAATCAATCCTCTCCCCCGGCCGGCAGAGCAGGATCTCGAAGCGACGGTTCGATTTATCTTTGTTCGGGTGGTCGGCTCCAACAACCGCCAAAGACAATTGCACGATCCAGTGCCCCTATTGAACGAACGCGGTGTCCTCGCAAATGGCCGCCGTCTTGTAAATTGCATTGGCCGCGCCCGTTACGTCGACGTCGATCTCCGCAAGATCATTGTCATACGTAAGAAATTGCGCACGAAACCGCTTTGGTGACGAGATCGCCAGCCCCTTCAATAGGTCCGTGGCCTTGTTACCGATTATCGACGCTGCTTTGCCATCGTAATATGGGGAAGGCAAATCCTGAGCCGGAGCATCGTCAAGCCGGTATTTCGCTCCGTGAACTCGCGACGAAATCCGGTCGCTACCAAGATATTTCGGGGTAAAGAAGGTGAGATACAGCGACCCCAGGCCGGGCTTGTCACACTTGACGGCTAAGAACCCATCAGCGCCCAGTTTGGTATGGGTTATCCCTCGCTTCGTGTCAGAAAAGCCATCGATAACGGTTTCCACTTCCCACGCGCCCACCATCTCGCCTGGCTTTGACCCAAGTGAAGCACTCGCCGATCCGGACGAGGCCGCCAGCAGCGCAGCGATTATAACCTTCTTCATGCCCACCCCCTTGAATTTAGCCCTAATGTCGACGTCCAGACCAAACCACCCGACCAATGATCCGCACATCCTCGGCTGATACGAGCTTCGCTCCATGTATCGGATTATCGGAGATGATCTCGACCTTACCTTCTGCCGCTGGCCGCAACCGCTTAACCGCACCGGCGCCATAGAGGCTGATTGCCCAGATACGATCCATCATGTTGAGCTTAGTCTGCGTGGTGTCGATGACCAGCGTGTCGCTGTCGAGAAGGGTCGGCTGCATACTGTCCCCGGCACCGTGCGCGACGATAAGGCGCGTTGACGGTGCCCGGCTAATTGCACGCAGCTGATTGGGATCGAACCCGATCTCCGATTCCTCGAAATAGTCGTCGAGATTGGTGCCGTCACCCATTGCGAAGCCGAGGTTGATTTGCTTGAGCATCACCATGCCGTCGCCGTCTGCGACCCCCCGCGTCGGCGGAATGTCGGGATGGACGGTCGGACCTTGACGGATCGACGGCCGGCCAGCCGTGGCAAGCCATTCCCGCGCAGCCAACAGCTCAGCCGCTTTGAACTGCCGTTCGCCTTTCTTCACCTTGGAAATTTTGTTCTCTTCCAGGCCGAGCGCCACTGCTAGGTCGCGCTGGCGCAATTTCAGATCGTCCAGCACGCGAAAGATGTCCGCCGCTTCAGCGCTCAGATGGGCGTAAGGGTCCATGGGGCTATTGAACCCGAACTTGCGACTATCGCAATCGCGATTATCGCAACTTTCCGCTTGCGATTGACTTCCGATTATCGCATATAAATCCTCATGCTCACCGATGCCGATATTATCATCGACGGTTTGGGCGGAACGAGCGCCGTCGCCAAGATGGTGAAGTCCCCCACATCCACCGTCCACAGCTGGCGCAAGAACGGCATTCCCGCTGCGCGCCTCGATCATATGAAGCTCGCTGCCAAGAAGGCTCGCAAGCCTTGGCCGTCGGTTTCCCATGCCCATTCCTCCGCTTGCGATGCCGTCCCGGCCGGCGATGCACGCTCGGTTGCCGAGAGGATTTCTGCCTGATGTCTGCGTGCTGTGATTATGGAACCTCTCTACGCGCAGGCGCGCCCAGCGTGTTGGGTAAGTCGGTGCGTCTCACACAGAATTCTTATCGCGAGGCGGTCAGCCAGACGGTGAGCGCGCTTGCCGCACCGGAAGGGCTGACGGATCAGGACATGGCCGATCTGCTCGGCAACTCCGCTGCGTCGGTCGGCAATGCCCGGAACAAGAAGGGCGACCTGAGCGCCGTTGCCATGCTGAGCATCGGCAAGGCGTTCGGCCCGGAGAGCCTGAACACCATCCTGTCGCTGATCGGCGCGAAGGCGGTCCCGGCGACTGCCGTGTGCTGCGAGAACGTCGGCCATATCCCGCTGAAGATCGCGGAGGCTCTGCCCCTGCTGATTGCGCTGCTGTCGGACGGCGATTGCTGCGACAGCGACGTTCTGAAGCTCGAAGCGGCTGGCGTCATCGACGAAATTATCAAGGCGGCCAGTGTGCTGGAACGCCGCCGCAACGAGGTCCGGCTTCGGGCCGTCTGAAACTGAAACCGAGCGGGCGCGACACGCCCTGGAGTGAACCATGACCGACGCGAACGGCGCGGCGCTGGCGATGGCCAGTTCCGCGAGCGATGCTCTGCATCCCGATTACCTGGCTTTCCTTGAGGCGAAAATCCCGCTGGCCCTGCCCGCAGGTTTCCCCTGCGACCTCGATGAGGTGCCGACGCATCTCTCCGACGGCCGTCCCATGAAGGAGCATGTCCGCCATATCGTCCGTTGGGCGGTCGAAGGCGGACGGCGCGCGTTGTTCGAGAGCTTCGGCCTTCACAAGACGATGCAGCAATTGCTGATCGGCAGCATCATCTGCCGCAAGGCGAATTGCTGGGGCATCATCATCCTGCCCCTGAACGTCCGCCGCGAGTTCATTCGCGACGCGGCGCTGCTCGATATTCCGGTTGCGTTCGCTCAAGCCGATGCGGAGATCGACGCGATCCTGAGCGAGGCGGCGCTTCGGTGCCAGCCGCGCGGCCGCCCGCTCATACTGACCAATTACGAGAGCGTCCGCGAGGGGAAGATCGACATCAGCCGGTTCGGCTGGGCCAGCCTCGATGAAGCGGACGTTCTGCGCTCCTTCGGGTCGAAGACCTATCAGGAGTTCCTGCCGCTGTTCGAGCAGGTTCCCTATCGGCACGTCGCCACCGCGACGCCGGCGCCGAACCGCTACAAGGAGATGATCCATTATGCGGGGTTCCTCGGCATCATGGACACCGGGCAGGCCCTGACCCGCTTCTTCCAGCGCAACAGCGAGAAGGCGGGCGACCTGACGCTCTATCCGCATAAGGTCGATGAGTTCTGGATTTGGGTGAATAGCTGGGCCGTCTGCATCCAGCGCCCCAGCGACCTGGGCTTTTCCGACGAAGGATATGACCTGCCGCCCATCACCGTGCGCTGGCATAGCGTGCAGGCTGACATTGCCAGCAACGAGATCGAGAGCAACGGCCAAGGCCGCCTGATCCGGGATAGCGCGATGGGCGTTGTCGGCGCATCGCGCGAGAAGCGCAGGACCATCGACGCGCGCATCGAGAAGGTGGCCGAAATCATCGCCGCCGCGCCGAGCGATCATTTCATCGTCTGGCACGACCTCGAAGATGAGCGCCGGGCGATCGAGGCCGCCCTGCCCGCTTGCGAGACGGTCTACGGCGCGCAGAAGCTGGATGAGCGCGAGGAGATCGTCACCCGCTTCGCAGACGGGAAGCTGCAGATGATCGGCGCGAAGCCGGTCATGCTGGGCGGCGGCGTCAACCTGCAGCGTCACTGCCACCGCGAAATCTTCGCCGGCGTCGGCTTCAAGTTCCGCGATTTCATCCAGGCGATCCACCGCGTTCAGAGGTTCGGGCAGGAATTCCCTGTCGAGATCGACATCATCCATGCCGAGACGGAAACGGAGGTCGTCCGCGAATTGCAGGAGAAGTGGGCGCGCGACGATGAGTTTCGCGTCACCATGTCGGACCTGATCCGCCGCTATGGTCTCAACCATGGCGCCGCGGCGGAGGCGGTGAAGCGCTCGATCGGCTGTGCCCGGCAGGAGGCGAGCGGTACCGGCTGGACGTTGGCGCACAATGATTGCGTCGCCGAGGCGGAGCGCCTGGCGGACAATTCGCTGGACCTGATCGTCACCTCGATCCCGTTCAGCAACCACTATGAATATACGCCGAGCTATAACGATTTCGGCCATACCGACGACGATGCGCACTTTTTCGCGCAGATGGACTTCCTGACGCCGCAACTGCTTCGCGCGCTCGCGCCCGGCCGGTTGGCGTGCATCCACGTCAAGGACCGGATCCTGTTCGGCTCCGTCACCGGCGAGGGCGTGCCCACGGTCAATCCGTTCCATGCCAAATGCATCGAACATTACATGCGCCACGGCTTCCAATTCATGGGCATGATCACGGTCGTCACCGACGTCGTGCGCGAAAACAACCAGACCTATCGCCTCTCCTATAGCGAGATGCTCAAGGACGGCACGAAGATGGGCGTGGGCAGCCCTGAATATGTGCTGTTGATGCGCAAACCGCAGAGCGATCGGAGCCGCGGCTATGCCGACACGCCCGTAGCCAAGTCCGCTGATGATTATAGCCTCGCCCGCTGGCAGGTCGACGCGCATGCCTTCTGGCGGTCGAGCGGCGAGCGCCCGCTGACCATCCCCGAATTGTGGGAGGTTGAAGAGCGCTTCGCCCATATGGCGACCGGCAAGATCGTGAAGCGCTTTCGCGAAGAGACGCGCGACCTGATCTACAGCTTCCGTTCGCATGTCGAGATTGGCGAGCAAATTGAGGAGCGCGGCGCCAACGATCAGCGCGGCCATCTGCCACGCACCTTTATGGCCCTGGCGCCGGGCAGCCATCACCCGGACGTCTGGGACGATGTGGTTCGCATGCGGACGCTCAACGCCCAGCAGGTGCAGAAAGGCCGCGAGAAGCATGTCTGCCCTCTTCAATTCGACATCGTTGATCGCCTGATCGAGCGGTACTCGGCCAAGGGCGACCTGGTTTACGATCCGTTCTGCGGCCTGGGCACCGTCCCGATGCGGGCCATCCTGTCCGGCCGCCGTGGCGCAGGCAGCGAACTGAACCCCGATTATTGGGCGCACAGCGTCGCTTATCTGCGCGAAGCCGAGGACCAGATGGCTGTGCCGTCGCTCTTCGACCTCATCGATCTGGAAGAGGATCAGCCGACGGAGCGCGCCGCATGACGCCCTCCCCCTTTTCAGTTCGGCAGGATCAGCAGGGCCTGCCCCTTTCCACCAACACGCCTGCTCAAGGAGAAAAGAAGTGACCGACGCTGCCTATCAGCCGGGCGATCCGAACGGACCGCGCCGCGCCGCGGACGGCGGGCATGTGCCCGGCGCCTGCAACACCATGGGCGAGTTCATCCGCTCGCTCGAAGACGGCCAATTCGACGCTGATTGCTATGAGCAGATCAAGGATCTGTCGGCGGCGCTCGCCGAGCACGCCTGGCGCAATGGCGGCAAAGCCAAGGGCAAGGCCACCATCACGATCGATTTCACCCAGGACGGCGGCCTGACCGAGATCAAGGCCAAGTTCAAGGTCGCAAAGCCCGAAGACCACCGCGCCAAATCGGTGATGTGGCGGACGGAAGACAACCGCTTCACCCGCACCCAGCCCAACCAGCAGCAGCTTTTCGGCATCCGCGATGTGAGCGGCCCGGCCGAGCGCCCCCGCGACTACTGATCCACCACAGGAGAATAAGACCATGGATATTGACGAACTGAAGGGGCCGATTGGCGAGGCCCGCGATCTGGTCGAGGCTTACGTCAAGCCGGTGATCCAGACTATCACCGAACCCGGCACCAGCATCGCCGCGCCCTTCGCTATGACGCCCGGCGGCGCGCTGGTGATCCCTGCCTGCTCTTTCGACGATTATCGCGCGCAGCCCGTCCGCCGCACCGGCACTGCCGAACTGACCTCGCTCGACAGCCTGATCGCTCACGCGCTGCGCTTCAAGGACGAGGACAGCGCCATCTTCGCGAGCGACGACCGGAAGGCTCCCGCTCTGACCGTCGTGCTCGACTATCACCGCATCGGCGCCGAAAGCGATCCGCGCTTCGGGAAGCATAAGGCGCACTTCGCGTTCCCGCTGTCCGACGAATGGAAGGCTTGGACCGAGCAGAACGGCGAGGCGCTGAAGATGGTCGAGTTCGCCGAGTTCCTCGAAGACCGGATCATCGACGTCCTCTATATCATCCCTGAAGAGGACGAGCTTTCCGACGACCTGCAAAAGTTCATCAACGCGGGCGGCGGTGAAGCCACGATCGCCACGCCGCAGCGGCTGGTCGAACTGGCGCGCGGACTTCAGGTGCATGAAAGCTCGGCGGTGCGGGAAGTCCGCAACCTGTCGACGGGCGAGGCTCAGATCAGCTTCACCTCGGAGCATACCGACGCCAACGGCGAGCCGCTGCGCATCCCGGGCCTGTTCTTGATCGGCATCCCTGTCTTCCGCAACGGCCCGATCTACCGCATCGCCGCGCGGCTCCGCTACCGCAAGACCCCGACCGGCGTCGTGTTCTGGTATGACCTGTGGCGGACGGATCGCGTGTTCGACCACGCCTTCAAGGAAGCGTGCCAGCGCGCCGAGATCGAAACCGACCTGCCCCTGTTCTTCGGCAAGCCGGAATAATCCGATGAAGCACCGGGAGCATTCGTATCGCAACGGCGTGATGGGTCGGCGGCTGGAAACACGGCCGGGCGTGGGTTCACCCTCGGCCACCGCGTTCATTCAGTGCAGCCGCTGCCCGCACGAGGGTTCGCTGAAGCTGAGCGTGCGGATGCCCCCGGAGCAGATCGACAAGAAATTCACGCAGGCTGGCTGGGCGCTCGATCCGCACATCTGCCCCGGCTGCCGCACCAAGGCCAACGAGAGGAAAGCCATGTCGGCCAAACCTTCGCCCGACGCCATGCGCGCTCAGGCTCAGATGTTCCACCTGCTCCAGACCCATTTCGACCCGAACAAGGGCGCCTTCGCCGACGGCTGGGATGATGCCCGCATCGCCGCCGATACCGGCCTCAATGTCGATTTCGTCATAGGGTATCGGGAAACCTGCTTCGGGAAGCTGAAGGAGCCCGAGGAGGTGCAGGCCCTGCGCAGCGACATCGCCGCGCTGGAGAAGCTGCATCAGGAGACGTCCGCCTCCTTCCTCTCCGAGATCACCACGCTGAAGCAGCAGCTGGGCGCCATCAGCGCCAAGTGGGTGTTCTGAGATGGGCGCGCTCTATATCCGCGCCCGGCTGGTGAACGCCTATCGCCGGATCTTCCCGCACCCCGCCGTCATCGCCAAGCGCGAGCGGCGCCGGGTGGCGACGAAGGCCGCCGTCAGCACGAAGCGCCGCGACCACGCCGCCATCATGGCCATGGCCGAACTCCTCCGCAGCGAGGTGCGCGGCTGATGGGCGCGACATTCCTATGCGAAGGCGGCTGCGGCCGGGAGATTGAGGAAAGGCCGCGCCGTAAGACGCGGTTTTGCCGTTCCTGCTGTGGCCGCATCTTCGGCAGCAATCCCGAGCGTGCGAAGAAGTCGAGCGCGGCAATGAAACGCCTGATGGCCGACCCGTCGTTCAAGGCTGCCCATGTCGAACGCACCAGCGCCGCTCTTCGCGAGAAGGCCGCCAACGACCCGGCCGAGGCTGAGCGTCGCCGCGAATCCGGCCGGGCACTGTTCCGCACCGGCCTCGGCCATGCTGCCCAGCCGCCCGGCTCCGAGGCCCGGATGCGGGTCGGACGGATGACGACCGAGCGCCATCTGAGCTGGTGCCCGGAGCATCTGCGCGGCCTCTATCGCGATCTGACCAAGAGCAAGGGCTATTTGGCTGCCGATGCCCGGCAGGTGATCGAAGCCGAGATGGAACGGGAACGGGCAAACCGTGGCCGCCGCCTCAGCTTCGACGAGCAGCTGCGCCGCGTGCAGAACGGTGCCCGTCTCGTCAGCAAGTTCGAGCCCCGCGCCGCGGACCATGGCTTCACCTTGGGCGGCGTCGCCTCGGGGCTCATCTGATGACGCGCGCCTGGTATATCCAGCCCGCGCGGAAGAGCGGCAAGCGTACCGGCGGCATGGCCGAACGGCCGGTGCAGCGTGGCGCTATCCGTCTGCTCGCCATGCAGGGCATTGAAGCCGTGCATGTGCCCAACGGCACGCATCTGGCGGGCGACCGGCTGGCGCGCATCAAGCAGATGGCTGCCCTGCGCGCCGACGGCCTGCGTCCCGGTTTCCCCGACCTGATCCTTTTCGGCAAGCAACCGCTCCAGATCGGCTTCATCGAGGTGAAGCGCGAGGTCGGGAACGAGTTGTCTGAGGATCAGGAAGACTGGCGTGACGACCTGATCGAGCGCCGCTTTCCCTGGGCCATGATCCGCCAGCCTGAAGAGGCCCTCGTCGCCGTGCGCGAATGGGGGTGGATCAAGTGAGCGTCCGCCTCATGTCGCTCGTCTGGGAACTTGACCTGCCACCTGGCGAAAAGCTGGTGCTGCTGGCTCTTGCCGATCAGGCGAACGACGACGGCCTGCAATGCTGGCCAGCCGTATCGACGATAATGAAGCGCTCTGGGCAAGGTGAGCGCACCGTTCGGCGTGCCATCGTGGATTTGGAGAGGAAGGGGCATCTGACCCGCAAGATGCGGGACGGAAACAGCACGCAATACCATGTTCACCCCGGCCAATCCGGCACCCCTGCCAAATCGGCACCCCTGCCAAAAGCGACAGAAACCCCTGCCAAATTGGCACCCAAACCATCAAGAACCACCAAGGATAAACAAACACAGGGCGCGCATGTGCTGCCCGATGATTGGTGCCCGAGAGACTTTGGCCTGAAAACGAAAAGCCGGGAGATCGTCGACGGCTGGCCGCCCGGCGAACTGGAAAGCCAAGTCGAGCACTTCACCGCGCACCACCGAAGCAAAGGCTCGAAATTCAAGGATTGGCAGGACGCTTGGTCGACCTGGGTGCTGAACAGCAGACGATTTGGAGGACGCAATCATGGAAACGATCGGTCGGGCGGCTCTTACCGTCATCAACGGGGGGATGGATTCCTCAATGCACTCCGAGAAGCAGCTGATGTCCAAGCCGGACATCCGTTTGCCGGAAACGGTTGAGGAGTGCTTTGCGCTGAAGGTCTGGGCCGATGCCCAAGATGATCGCCCTGCCCCTGCCTCGCCGCTCCAGATCACCAAACATCTGACCTTCATGGCTGCGACCCTGCCGAGCAAATCCACGGATGATGAAAGCGGCAAGATGCGGGTGGCAGTCTATTCGAAGATCCTCGGCGCCTACAGCAACGAAGCGTTGGCCTACATGGCGCGCCGGGCCTGCTCCGAGATGCAATGGTTTCCGACGCCGCGCCAGTGCCTCGAACTCGTGCGGCAGTATCAGCCGCCCGTCAGCGAAAAGGTCGAAGCGCTCGCGCTGTGCCATCGCTTCTGGGAAGGCAAGTTCGACGATTTCATTTTCGAGCTGGAGCAGGGCATCGCCCAGCAGGAGATGATCGACGCCGCACCGCTCAACTGGCGCAAAATCGCAATGGAGCGCGGATTTCTTCGGTGGGTGCCGGAAGGCGACCGCTACATGATCCGCCATAAGCTCGTCGGAGCAACCGCATGAACATCAAAGCCGCCCGCCGTTCGTCCGGCCTGACCCGCGCTGCATGGGCGAAAGCCTTGGGCGTCAATGTCTCCGTGACCAAGCGGTGGGAGAAAGCGCCTGACGCGCCATATCACCGCGCACCGACCGAGCGCCGCATCATCGCCATAGAGCAGCTGCTGACCCGGCAGGGCATCAACCTGGCGGAGGTGGCGTGACCCAGTTCGCGGTCTTCTCGATCCATGTCCCGGCCGTCGAACTGGTCGGGGACGGATACACGCACGACGGCAAGCACATCATCCGCATGGGCGAGCCCCTGCATGTCGCTGACAGCAGGGAAGAAGCGGAAGAGTGGCGGGCGGCGCGGAAGGCCCAGCCGCTGGCGCCGCGCTCGTTCGAGCAGTAGAACAGGCAGAGAACGGAGTTACGAGGACATGGCGGACAAGCCGAAATTTGAAACTGTGAATCGGCTGGGCGAAGTCTTCGAGGGCGGCAGCCCGGCCGAAGCGCGCTCGGCGATGATCGCTGCGGCGCGGCAGGCGCTGATTGATGATGCGGCGAGGGAGCCCGCACGCGTGACCGCGCTCAATGCCCGCTTGGCGCGCATCGACGCGGCCCGCAAGCGTGAGCGCCAGCGCATCGACCATCTCGTCCTTGGCCTGCCGCGCCCTATCGAGCGCGTCACCGAGGGCAAGCGGAAAGGCCGCAGCAAGCCGAAGTTGATCGAACGGCCGATGCGGCTGGAGCCAGGCATCGAGGAGGCCATGCAGGTTCGGGAAGCGTGGGGCCACAAGGTCAACGGCACGCCCGAAACGTGGGAGCGCTCGACGCGCACGCACGACGGATCTCTCGTCCAGTTGCATCGCAACGGCACCATCGATAAGAACCAGCTCGAATGGGCGGCCCAGATCGCGAATGTCTATCGCAGTCTGGAGGCGGACGTCGCGGTCAAGGTCGCCAGTCTGGAGGCGCGCGTCGACCAATCGAAGCATCACGGCGGGCAGGCAGCGGAGAGTGTCTATCGCGTCCGCATGCATCTCGCCTATGGCTATTGGCGCGACATGCTGCCGATGCCCAAGCAGATGGTGCTGGATATGATCGTAGGCGACACCATCGGCTATTCAGTAGCTGCGCATCGCTATCGCGTCCACAAGCGCAAGGCCAAGCGCTTCCTGCTCGACGCGTTGAACCGCTGGCCTATGTGCGTGGCGCATGCCTTCTCTATGGTGGATCGGCGGACAGTCGATGCCCTCAACGCTGGGCAGAAGGTCATGCCGGGGTGGTTGATCGGACCGGCGCGCCGCGGCACCATTAAGGCTGAGCACCCCGCCGTCGCCGCGCTGGAGAGCGCGGACGAGCAGATCACGACCGGCCTCCTCTATGGCATCGACCCCGAGTTCTTGGATGATCGCGGATTGCTGAAGGAATGGAGCGACATAGCTGACATCATCCGCGCTCGCTTTGGTGCTGTGGAAGACGAGGCAGCATAGCAGCCGTTCACTTTTTGGCTTGCAAGTGGCCCCGAAATGTTCCAAAAACGGCCTTGGATAACTCCGCCCGCTGTTGATCTCAGCGGGCGGATTGCTTTTATCAGGCTTCCGCGATTGATCCCGACTGCGATGGCAGTTCGACTGGCTTCCGCGCCCTAATCTGGGCCGGAAGCGTAAACAGATATTTCAGTACGGTATCGATGAAGTTCCGGGCATCCATTAGATCCTCGCGACTGACCCCATCGAGGTCGTGCGCTCCGTCGTTACCAATCACCCGCACTTCATGCGCCCAGTCGCCGACCGCCTCAGGCAGCCGTCGATCCTTGACGAGCCGCTTCAACCTGGCGTCCAGAGAGCCTTTCTCATCGGGGAAGGCTTCCTTTAAACCCAAATCGAGCGCACGCCGATACATCGTTGCAGCCGCTTCTTCACAGTCAGCCATCGTAAGGTTCTTTTCAGCCTGAAGGAACGCACGCTCGACAGTTAGAGGTAAGTTGTCGGGTGCGCTCGGAGCCGCCGGCTTTGGCCAAACATCAACCAATGCGAAGCCAAGCAACTCAAGATTGTTGGCCGGATTGGGCAACTTTGCCACATTCGCCTGATAGGAAGAGGCAGAATTGCCGGCTGGGTTAACTATTTTCAGCGTGGCCGCTACAGGTAGGTGACACTTCCCGCACAATCCTGCCACGGCGGTGTGATGAGATTTCCATCTTTCACCGATTTGCTGACTGAATCCAAAGATGGAGAAGCTCATCTGATCGCTAGCACAGTGGGGACACTTGCTGATGAATACGGCCATTGCCAATCTTTCCGTTGAGCGGGATATGATGAGAGGTGCGGAACAGGACTTGGCATCCGCACTTTCTCGATCATCCCCCGGTGATCGAATCGCTGCCATGCAGTCGATCTATGAAAAGTCATCCGGTCAAGACCGTGAAGCGCTCATAGTTGCCATGATCGCAAGACTGGCTTTGCATGCCCAGTCGTCCACCGAAGGATAAAGTCCTGCCGCGCGAACGCGTCGCGCGTCTGCGCGGTCGTGCTGGGCAGGATCAGCGCAAGCGCAGACTCGCACGCACAGATGGCCTATGCGAGCGCTGCGAAGAGAAGGGCTTCACCGTGTTCGCCACGGTCGTTGACCATATCGATCCGCTGGCCTTGGGCGGCAGCGATGACGATAGCAACACGCGCAACCTCTGCGACGACTGCCACCGCGACGTCACAGCCGAGCAGTTCGGCCATCAGGCGGTCGGCGGCTGCGGCGCGGACGGCCTGCCCCTCGACCCGTCGCACCCATGGAATCGGGGCGCCTCAGGCACCCCCCAGGGGTCAAAAGTCTGAGGTCCCTCGCCTTGGACACCGGCGCCCCCTCAACTTCAATTGCTAATACAGGATTTGCTCTATGGCCCGTCGCCAGCGCGTTGACAGCGCGGCCGGCGCCGTGGCCGTGATGGCGGCGGCGGCGCGCGACCTGTCGCCCCCATCCCATTTAAAGCTCCGTCGCGGCGACAAGCCGTTCTGGGATGCCGTGATTTCTGAGCGCGCCAAGTCCGAATGGACCGATGCTGATCTCGCCGTAGCCGCCAATCTTGCGCGGGCGATGGCGGACGCTGAAAAGGTCGCAGCTTTCTCGGTTGATCGTGGCGGCAATGTGAAGGTGTCCACGATGATGTTGACGATCGAGGCGAGCGACAAGCTGGCCCGTCGGATCGTCACGCTACGGCGGGCGCTGGGGCTCGACAACCGGGCAAAGAACGGGGAACAGCGCGACGTCAACAAGCGGCGCGAGCAGGCGAAAGAGATCGAGGCCGGTCACAACCCGATGGCCTCCGATGACGATGATTTGCTGGCACGGCCCAGCTCGTTGAACTGAGGTGGCCGATGTCGCAACGAGGTATCGGCCGCACAACTCGCCAGCTTGAGCGGCTGCCGGATGGCGGGTTTTTCCTTGTGCCCAACCATTGCATCCGGCGTCACTGTGAAGGTTTGCTTCGCGACTTGGGGCGCGATCCGCGCTCCATCAATATTGTTACGGCCGACTTAGCCGAACGTGGCATCTGGGGCGTGCGCGTCAAAGCGTGGGACGTTGATCACGCCTATTTCGAGGTGGCTGGACGGCGCGGGCAACGCGCATTCGACTGTCTGGGGATGGCCGCCGGTAAGGGGCCATTGTCGCACGAGTGACCCGTGGCGAACGCGTAATCGCGTTCATCCACAAATATTGCCTGGTGCCCGAGGGCAAGCTGGTCGGGAAGCCAATGCGGCTCGACGAGTTCCAGCAGAAGTTCATCCTCGACGTTTACGATAATCCGGCTGGCACCTCCGAGGGCATCCTTTCGATTGCCCGCAAAAATGGCAAGTCCGGCCTGATTGCTGCAATCCTGCTTGCTCATATCGCCGGCCCGGAGGCCCGGCTGAATAGTCAGATCGTCAGCGGCGCCCGGTCGCGAGATCAGGCTGCGCTCGTCTTCAACCTCGCGTCGAAGATGGTCGCCCTGTCCCTCGACCTGACAAAGCTCGTCCGAATCGTGCCATCCGGCAAGCGCCTGATCGGTTTGGCGAAGAACGTCGAATATCGCGCGCTCGCGGCCGACGGCCACACGGCGCACGGTCTTTCGCCTGTCCTCGCCATCCTCGACGAGCTGGGCCAGGTGCGCGGACCGCAGGATGATTTCGTCGAGGCTATAGAGACGGCGTCGGGCGCCTATGACGATGCCCTTCGCCTGATCATCTCGACGCAGGCGCCGACCGATGCCGACATGCTGTCGATCAAGATCGACGACGCGAAGCGGTCGGGCGATCCGAAGATCGTCTGCCATGTCTATGCGGCCGAGCCTGATTGCGACGTTCTGGACCCGGCGGCACATCGCGCGGCCAATCCGGCGCTGGGCACGTTCCGCTCTGAGGTGGAATTGCTCGCGGCAGCCGAGAAGGCGGCGCGCATGCCGTCCGCCGAAAATGGGTTCCGCAACCTCTACCTCAACCAGCGGGTCAACCGGTTCTCGCCTTTCATTTCGCCGATGGTGTGGTCGGAGGGCAGCGGCCCGATTGATGAGGAAGCCTTCCTTACCGGGCCGGTCTATGGTGGCCTCGACCTGGCAGAGACGACGGACCTTTGCGCTTTTGTGCTGATCGCGAAGGGGAAGGACGGACGGTGGCACGTTAAAGCGTGGTTTTGGAAGCCAGAGGCCACTGTCGCCGATCACGCGAAGCGCGACCGCGTTCCGTATGATCTTTGGGTAAAGCAAGGGCTGATCGAAACGACGCCCGGCGTTGCAGTCGATTATGAATTCGTCGCCGCCAAGATCGGCGGCATCTGCAACGGACTGGATATCGCGAAGATCGGTTTCGACCGGTATCGCTTCAAAACGCTTGAAACCCAGATGGGAAAGCTCGGCATCAAGTTGCCATTCGAGCCATTCGGCCAAGGGCATGTCTCCATGGCCCCGGCGATGGACGTCACGGAAATCGCGTTTCTGAACAAGCAGGTCGTGCATGGCGGTAATCCCGTCATGACGATGTGCGCCGCGAACGCCGTCGTCGAAAAAAATGCGGCCGGCGATCGGAAGCTGAACAAGGCCAAGTCGACCGGTCGCATCGACGGGATGGTCGCTATGGTGATGGCCATGGGCCAGATCGCGCTCGAAGAGCAGAAAAAGCCGTCTGTCTACGCCAAGCGCGGAATTATCAGGGTTTGAAAGGGGGTCGAATGGGATTTCTCGACCGCCTGTTTGGCCGCGACATGGCGGCATCCCCGGAGCCTTCAGCAGCTCCGACTGTCCAGCGCATCGCCCGTCCGGCTGCATATGACACCTTGGACATGGACAGTCCGGCTCTAGCCGAGTTTCTGAAGAGTGGCCGAGAGTCCACCGCAGGCGTGAGCGTCAGCGAAAGTATGGCCCTGCGTAACAGCACGTTCTTTCGGGCCGCCCATTTGATCGCCAGCGCCATGGGGATGCTGCCTACCCACCTGATGAGGCGGACGGTCGACGCCAACGGGAAGGAGACTATCGCGAAGGCCAAAGATCATGCGCTCTATCGCATCCTGCACAAGCGACCGAATCAGTATCAGACCGCGCTCGAATTCAAATCGTATATGCAGCTTCTCGCGCTGCTCGATGGCAATGCTTATGCGCTGATCATCCGCGGCATTGTGCGGGGCAAGCTCAACCAGGTCATCGCCTTGGTTCCGCTCAAGCGCAACTCGGTGACCCCGAAGCTTTCCGATGATTTCAAGCTTACGTTTGAATATCGCCGTCCCTCTGGCGGGACCGTGGTTCTTCAGCCGCAAGACGTCTTTCACTTCCGGCACCCGATCACCCGAGACGGTCTGAAGGGCGTCAATCTTATCGACATGGCCGTGAACGCCATTGGCATCGCCGCGCAGGCTGAGAAGGCCGCTGGCAAGGTGCTGAAGGGCGGCGTTATGGCGGGCGGCGCCCTTGAAACGGATGCGACGCTCGGTCCGGAAGCGATCGTCGAATTGAAAAATAGCATGCGGGAGCGCCAGGCCGATGGCGACGCCGCAGGCGAATGGCTGGTGCTGGAGGAAGGACTGAAGGCAAAGCCCTTCATGACCTCCGCCAAGGACGCTCAGTTCGATGAGATGCGGAAGCGGCAGGCTGAGGAGGTCTCGCGATTCACTGGCGTGCCGCGTCCATTGCTGATGTTCGATGAGACAAGCTGGGGCAGCGGGATCGAGCAGCTGGGTTTGTTTTTCGTCACCTACTGCCTGATGCCTTGGTTCGTCGCCTGGGAGCAAGCTATCGAACGCTCCTGTCTGACCATCGAGGAACAGGACGCAGACGAGCTTTACGTCAAATTCAACGAGGGGGCGCTGCTGCGCGGATCTCTGAAGGATCAGGCCGATTTCTTCGCCAAGGCCTTGGGACCGAACAACGCCTATCGAACCCCGGATGAAGTCCGTGCGGCGTTCGATCTCAATCCTATCCCCGGGGGCGACCAACTCCCGGCCTCGTCCGCTACTTCGACCAAGCCCAAGGAACCCGTCGATGAGTGACCATTCTCGCGCGCCCGGCCGCCCCCCGGCGGTGCGAACGCTGAACGACAGGCCGATGCCGGGCCGTCCAATCTTCGATCAACGCGCGCATCTGCCTCGCTCGATCGCGGGCGGCGTCAAGTCTCGCGAGCGCCCTGGCGCGCTACCTATCCCGGCGGAGCGGGGCGTTTCTGCTTTCACCCCGTCACCGGTTCTCGATCGTTGGAACGCAGACGCGGCTGGCGTGCGCCCGGCAGCGCTCGAATCGGGCGATAACGTCATCACCATGTTCGACATCATCGGCGAGGATTGGTGGACCGGCGGCGGCGTGACTGCAAAGAAAGTCGCCTCGCAGCTTCGGGCAATCGGTGATCGCCCTGTCGAGGTCCAGATCAACAGCCCCGGCGGCGATATGTTCGAGGGCCTCGCCGTCTACAATGTGCTCCGCGAGCATCCGCAGCCGATCACCGTCAAGGTAATGGGCATGGCTGCATCGGCGGCGTCTATCATCGCAATGGCTGGCGACACCATCCAGATCGGTGCGGCGTCGTTCATCATGATCCACAATTGCTGGGTCGTCGCCATGGGCAATCGGCACGACATGGCCGAAGTCGCCGCGTTTCTTTCGCCGTTCGACCAGGCGATGGCCGATGTTTACGCCCAACGCACAGGTCAGAAGGCCGCAGATTGCGCCAAGTGGATGGACGACGAGACCTATATGTCGGGGTCCATTGCCATCGACCGCGGCTTCGCCGACGAACTGCTCGCCGCTGACCAGACCAAAGTCGACGAAAAGGCGAAAGCTTCCGACGCATCGGTGAACGAAATCCGCGCAATGGAGCTGGCGCTTGTCGCCGGCGGCGCGACGCGCAGCGACGCACGCGCACGCATCAACAAGATCAAGGGCACGCCCGGCGCTGCCCTCGACCCTGCCGACACGCCTGGCGCTGGCGGCGATTCCGAACTGAAGGCTTCGATCGAGAAGCTCACTCAGTCTTTCCGCAGCTAAAAGCCACGAGGCATATATGAAGATGTTTCTGAAAACCGCCCTGTCGGCGGTGGCGACCCTGTTCGCCCTCCCCCTGCGCGCCGCACCGTCGGACGCGGAAAACTTCTCCCTGACCGCGCCTGTCATCCCCGCTCTGCCGCGGGCGATCATCGCCTCCAGCATCCGCGCGGATGTCACCGGCGACACCAAAGCCATGATCGCCGCGCTCCAAGGCGCATTCGACGAATTCAAGACGGCGAACGACGAGCGCCTGAAGTCCAAAGTCGATGACACGGTGGTCAACGACAAGCTGGGCAAGATCAACGAGACGATGAGCTCGCTGGAGGCCGCGATCAACGAGCAGGCCGCTCAGATCGCCGCGGCTAAGCTTGGCGGCGGCGACCTTCCGGCACTGGCCGACCCGGAATATTCGAGCCTGTTCGCTTCGTATATGCGCGAGGGCTCCCGCGATCAGGAGGAGCAGATGAAGGCTGCCCATCGGACCGGGCCGCGTGCGGCGATGACCGAGGGCACCGCAGCGGACGGCGGTTACACCACGCCGATCGAATGGGACCGTTCGATCACCGGCCGCCTGAAGCTGATCAATCCGATTCGGTCCGAGGCAACCGTGCAGTCGATCAGCACCTCGGGTTTCACGAAGCTGTTCACCGATCGCTCGCTCGGCTCCGGTTGGGTCGGTGAAACGGCGTCGCGTCCTGCTACCAGCACGCCGCAGTTCACCTCGCTCGATTTCGGCCTGGGCGAAATCTATGCGAACGCGGCGGCCTCGCAGCGCCTGCTCGACGACAGCGAGATCAACATCGAGCAGTGGCTCGTTGGCGAGATCGAAACCGAGTTCGCGCGTCAGGAGGCTATCGCCTTTCTGTCGGGCGACGGCACCAACAAGCCGTTCGGGCTGCTGAGCTATGTGACCGGTGCGGCTGCCGCAGCGCGTCATCCCTGGGGCGCAATTGAGGCGTTGAATAGCGGTGCGGCTGCCGCATTTACCTCCGATGGCTTGATCGGCGCGGTCTATGGCCTGCCGGCGGCATATGAGCCCAACGCCAAGTTCTTCCTCAACCGCTCCTCGCTGGGCGCCGTCCGGAAGTTGAAGGATGGTCAAAACAACTATATCTGGCAGCCCACCTACGTCGCCGGTCAGCCGTCGACGCTGCTGGGCCGCCCGGTGGTCGATGTTCCCGACATGCCCGATGTCGCAGCCGGCAACATCGCAGCGTTGTTCGGCGATATGGCCGAAACCTATCTGGTCATCGACCGGATCGGCGTGCGCGTCCTGCGCGATCCTTACACCAACAAGCCGTTCATCTGCTTCTATGTCACGAAGCGAGTGGGCGGCGGGGTCAAGAATCCCGACGCCATGAAGGCCATCAAGATCTCGGCGTAACCCATTGTCTCCGGGCCGGTCGTCAGCCGGCCCGGTTGATCGAAGCGGCGCCATTTCGCCGTTTCGGTCAACCCCAGGAGGATCATCATGACCACGAAGAAGACCGAGGCGGAAAAAGCCGCCGAGGCGCAAGCGAACGTATCGCCCGCGACCGAGATCGATGCCTCGGGCGCTCCGCAGCAGATCGTTCCGGACGTCGATTTGGAGCATCCGGCCGTCGATAATGACCCACGCGCCGGGACGACCGTCGAGCAGAACAAGATCGATTTCAACGACCCGACGCTCTCCGGTCGGGAAGCGGTCGAAAAGAACCTCGCCGAGCAGGCGAAGAAGTAAGCCGGAATCGGCAGGGAGCTGCGCATGGCCGAGCCTATCGACCTCGACACCGCAAAGGCGCAGCTCCGCATACTTTCTGACGATGAGGATGGCGTCGTTACCAGTGCCATCATCGATGCGCGCGGGTGGATTGAAGATTATACCGGCCTGATTTTGACGCGTCGGTCAGTCACGGAGGTCATCAGCGGCTTTGACGCCGTGCTGTCGACCTGGCCCATCGTCTCGATCGATGCTGTCGACTATGTCGATGTTGAGGGCGCCGACCAAGCGTTGCCCGATACCGAATATTTCGCTCAGATCGCGAAGCGCCCCGCCCGTCTGTCAGCGGCAGCGTGGCCCCGCCTGCTGACCGGCAGCACTGTCGCTGTCACCATGACGGCCGGTTTTGCTACGCCGGATGCAATCCAACTTTTCTCGCCGAACATCATGCGCGCCATGCGCATCCTAGTGGCTGGTTTTTTCAACGATCGGGAAACGGGCGGCCTTGCTGGAGACGTCGAGGTAGCCGCGAAACGGCTTTGCCGAAGCCTCAAACGGTGGACACTATGAAGGCCAGCCCGCGCAATCGGCTGATCACGATCGAGCGGGACACCCCGACGCGTAACGACCTCAATGAACCGGTGCCGGATTGGTCGGAATATTGTCGGGAATACGCGGCGGTATTCTTCGGCACCGGCACCGAACAGCGGGATGCAGCCCAAGCGACTGGAACGCAAGCCGCGAGCTTTGAAGTCCTGTCGAACAACAAAACCAGGGCTATCCGATTGACCGATCGCATCCAGTTTGATGGCGGAGCATGGGACATTCGATCCATCGCGCCCATCGGTTTGAATGCAGGCGTCAAGATCAACGCCGTCAGGATTGTGCCGTAATGGCGCGCCGTTCCGTTTCTCGCTTGGAGGGCTTTCGCGAGGCCTCGCGCCAGCTCAACGAGATGAGCAAGGCGATGGCAAGGAATGTCGGCAAGCGCGCCCTGGCGGACACAGCTGAGATTCTCGCGCGCGGCGTTCGCCAGAACGTAGGCCCCCACAACCTAACCGGCGATACCTATGAGAGCGTCGACGTAGAGCCCGCGAAGCAAAGGCGGGGCGTTGCCGTTCAGGTCGTCCTCGCTGACATCGCGGGCGTAGAATTGGAATTTGGCAACAGTGCTCAGACCGCCACCCCTGTTTTCCGTCCGGCCGTCGATTCGAACAGGCAGAAGATGGATGACACCTTCGCTGTGCTGCTCCCGATCGAGGTCGACGCAGCCGTGATCCGCAAGGCCAAGCGCGCAGCGCGCAAGGCTGCGAAAGGGTAGCCCATGGATTTCTATGGCGGGGTCACGACCCGGCTGCTGACCGATCCGGCTGTCAGCTGCATTGTGGATCAGCGCGTGAATTGGGGGCTCAGGCCGCAGGGAGAGCTGCTGCCTGCTGTGACGCTGCAAGTCGTATCTGATCCACGCCCCGTTCATTTGAAAGGCTTCGACGGCGCGCGAGCGACGCGGCTGCAATGCGACTGCTGGGCAGAGACAATGATGCAGGCTCTCGCGCTCGCCCGCGCCGTTATCGCGGTCCTGAAAAATCCTGCCACCGTGTCGGGCAAGAAATTCGGCAACGCTCTGGTCGATGGCCAGCGCGATCTTGGCGAAACCGTCGGATCGGGCGGAGACGCGCAATCCAGCGGCACCTTCATCCACCGCCAATCGGTGGATTTCATCGTTTGGCATCGAGGAGATTAAAATGGCGGAAACGCAGGAGGCCACTGTTGGCTATATGGGGGAGGTCTGGCTGAACGACGGCACGGCCCTCTATGAACTCAATCAGGTCAAGTCGTTTCAGATCCCGGGCGGCGGCGAGCGTGATCAGGTCGAAACCACGCATCTGAAATCGCCCAACTGGCGCCGCGAATATGTCAGCACCTTCTATGCCGACAGCGATTTCGAGGTGACGCTGAACAGCCGCCCGCTTTCGACCACCGACACGTTGCTCGAAGCGGCGCGCCAGGCCGGCGACGTTCGCGATATGAAGGTCGTTTTGCCGGAAGACGGCGCGCCGGTCGCGCAGATCGCCCTGACCGCGAAATGCATCAACTATGAGCGCGGCGAGGTGACGCCCGATGGCGTGATGGAGGCGACCGCAACTTTCCGCGTCGTGACGATCGAAGAGGTCGAGGCCTATGAGGCGCCGGTCGGCCCGTAATGTCGAACATCGGAAAGGGGGAGGCCTCCTTCACGGCCTCGGGCAAAACCTATCGCCTTGTCATGGACCTGAACGCTTATGCGGAAGCCGAAGAGGCTACCGACATGGATCTGGATTCGTTGCTCAAAGCGGTCTCGCCCCAGATCGATCCGGCGACCGGCCTTGTCGTGAAGCAGCCGCGCATCAAACATCTGGGCGCTCTGCTCTTCGGCGGCCTTCAAGCGCATCATCCCGACACCAGCCGCGCCGAGGCTAATCGGCTGCTCGGAAACGAGGGTGCTGGCGAGGCACTGGCGAAGGCGATGCAAGCATCCATGCCGAAGCCGGACGCGAGTGCGGAGGGAAAGGTGCGCGCGAAGCCTGGGACTGGGACAAAGCCCAAGAAAACTGGGCAGCGGAGGGGCTAGACCCTTCCGCCTTCTGGTCGCAGACTTTCCGCTCCTACGAGAATGTGATGCGCGGCCGGGCGCGCGGTAACAAAGAGCGGATCATCATTCTCGCGCACCAAACTGAAGCGATGGCTCGGCAGAAGATCCTGCGAGACGCCGCCTATTACATCAAGAAGAGCGAGGGGCGGTCCAATAAGTCCGGCGCCATGGGAGTGCTTGCGATGATGCAGGCGTTCAAGGCCCGACAGGATGCAGCGAAGAAGGCCGATTAAGCGGCCTTCAGGCACTGGGCATAAGGGGCATAGTCCTTTTCGGGGTTCTTCGATTTCCCGCCCACGCCGCGCACAGTCAGATGGGTGCTTTCGCCTTGCCGGATGATGTCGGCAACGGTGAAGACGATGTTCCCGAACTGCCCTCGAACATTCAATGCCACCGAAAGGCCAGCATCGATCGGGTCGGTCGTCACCAGCCCCGCCCGGCCCTGCCGCATGAACGCGGCAACGCAGTCAGCGACGTCCCGAACAGGCCGGACGCTCGATCCCTCGAACGCAATCGGCTTCTCGCGGACTTCGGCGGTTGAAACGCACCCTCCCAGGAGGGCGAGCGGCAGAATCGTGGCGGTCAGGTAGCGCATAGCCCCGAAATATCATGAGGTTGTTGCATGGCAAAGGGACAAGGCCAGGGCGTTGTCCTTGGCTATCTGCGTTATGTGCTCGGGTTCGATAGCCTTGCTTTCCAAGAAGGGCTGGGCGAGGCCGACAAGCGCCTCAAAGCCGCGCAGAAGTCGATCCAGAAGACCGCCGACGGTTTCACCAGCATCGGCAAGAGCCTGACCACCTATGTCACGCTCCCCGTCGCTGGTGCAGCCGCCGCGATTCTGAAGATGGGCGGCGACTTCGAATCCAGCATGAACAAGGTCGCAATCTCGACGAACGGGACCGCCGCCGAATTGAAGGCGATGAACGACCTGGCGCTGAAGCTGGGCAAGGACACGGTCTTCGGCGCGACGGATGCGGCCGACGCCATGGACGAGCTGGCGAAGAATGGCCTTTCCGCAAAGCAGATTCTTGAAGGCGCGGCGACAGCGGCGGTCAATCTGGCTTCGGCGGCCGGTTCCGAACTGACGCCTGCGTCTAAGGCGATCAGCGATGTCATGGCGCAATTCAAGATCGGCGCCAAAGACCTGCCGATGGCGGTCAACCAGATCACCGGGGCGGTCAATCAGTCGAAGCTGGATTTCGTCGATTTCTCGCAGGGCATCGCGCAGGCAGGCGGCGTTGCGGGTTCGGTAGGCGTGTCCTTCCAAGACTTCAACGCTGTGCTGGCGGGCACCTCGTCGCTCTTCGCAAGCGGCTCGGATGCAGGCACCAGCTTCAAAACTTTCTTACTTGCCCTGCCCGGTAATTCGAAGCCAGCCATTGAGGCGATCAAGCAGTATGGCCTCCAGTTCTACGACGCGCAGGGCAATTTGCGCTCGATGGCGGATATTGCGGAACAGCTACGGACGAAGCTCGGCGGCCTCAATGACCAGGCGAAAACCGACGTCCTGAAGACGATATTCGGCACCGACGCGATGCGCACTGCCATCGGCCTGATGGACCAGGGTGCTAAGGGCATCGACACCATCAAAGCCAAGATCGCCGAGACCGATGCCGCCGCGCAATCGGCGAAGCGCCTCCAAGGCTTCAATGGCCAGATGGAGCAGTTGAAGGGCGCCGTCGAGACGCTGGCGATCACGATCGCCCAATCGGGCATTCTGGAGTTCGTGACGCAGATGGTGACGAGCCTTGGCAACTTCGTCGACGGTCTGGCCGAAACCAATCCCGAACTGCTGAAGTGGGGCACCATCATAGGCGGCCTCGCGGCGGTGCTCGGGCCGGTCATCATCGGCATCGGGGCTGTCGTCTCTGCCTTTGGCACGCTCCTCCCGATTATCGGCCCGGTAGCTGCTGCCATAGGGACCGTCGTGTCGGTAATAACAGCCGGCATCATTCCTGCCTTGGGGGGCCTGATCGTTGCGCTCTCGCCGGTGCTCATTCCCCTCGCCGCTGTCGCTGCGGCGGTCGGTGCAGTTTATTTGGCCTGGAAGAATTGGGATCTGATCGGCCCGATCCTCGCCAAGCTCTACAATGGCGTGAAGTCATGGATCGTCGACAAGCTCGGGCGGGTCTGGGACTGGTTGCAGGGCAAGATCAAAGCCGTGGGCCAGTGGTTCTTCGAACTCTATGACGCGGTGGTCGGGCACTCCTACATTCCCGACATGGTCGACGAGATCGGCCAGAACATGGCTCGGCTCGACAAGCTGATGGTCGATCCCGCGCAGAAGACGACGCAGAAGGCTGGCGATGCCTTCCGCGCCATGGCGCAGCGCGTTGGCGGAATCATCGACGAGCTGTTCCCGAAGACGGCCCAGCTTCGGGATGAGATGGCAAAGCTGATCGCCCTCCAGAACGACAAGACGCTTTCGCCCAGTGTGCGGCAGGCGGCGTTGGATGCTCAGATCAACCGCGTGCTGAACGCGCAGGATGCGGCGAAAGAAGAAACTTCGCCAGCACTCGGCAACATCACTGCGGTGCCCGGCGCGCTGGATGATGCCTGGGCAACCGTTTCGGAAACCGCCAAGCGCGCAGCCGACAGCCTTCAGGTCAGCACCGCCGCCACCGGACAGGCGTTCGTCGATATGGCAAACAAATCGCTCAATGCGCTGTCGAACCTCGCCAACGCTATCAAAGGCGGCGGGGTGCTGGACATTCTATCCGCCGCATTCAATGCCTTCGGGGCCATCGCCGGGACGGGCCTGCTCGGCAGCAAGATGAAAACGGGGTTCTCCAACTTCACACCGATTTCGGGCTTCCGCGCCAAGGGCGGTCCGGTTTCGGCCGGCAAGTCCTACGTTGTTGGCGAGCGCGGCCCGGAACTCTTCACGGCTTCTCGCTCGGGCTATGTCCATGCGAATGGATCGGAGCCGGGCCGCAGCGGCAACAAACTCTATTTCGATCTCAGCGGGGCGGTGATGACGCAGGATCTGCTCGCGCAGATGAATGCCATTGGCACGGTCGCCATGGTGCAGGGCGGGAACATGGGGTCGTCCGGCGCGCAAATCGCCCTTGCCCGTAAACAGAGCCGGACCATTCCATGATCAATCTTCCTGATTGGCCCGGCCCGCGGTCAGTGTCTGCGAGGGTGCTTGATTTCGGTGGCTTTCTGGAGCCGTCGAGCGGGGCCCAGGTGCAGCGCATCAACAGGCTGGGCTCTCGCTATGCCGTGACCGTCAATATGCCGCCGCTGGAAAACAGGAAGGACGGCCGGGTCTGGGTCAACCGCCTGATCAAGGGCCAGCAGGAGGGCGCGCGCATCGAATATCCCCTGCTCGACTTCTACCCCGGCACACCCGGCAGCTTCGTCGTCGACGGAGCCGGACAGGCTGGGAAGTCGCTGAAGATCATGGGCGGCACGCCGCACTATGCATTTTACGAGGGTCAGCCTTTCAGCATTGAGATCGCCGGTCAGCATTATTTCGACTTCATCGCGACGACTGCGGTTGCCGATGCCTCGGGGAGCGCAACGATCGCCTTGACCCAGATGCTGAGAGCAGCACCTGCGAACGGCGACACACTGCATATCTCGAAGCCAATGATCGAAGGCTTCATCATGGGAGATCAGCTTTCCTGGGAGATCGCGCTGGAACGCATGATCGGCCTGTCCTTCGAAATTCATGAGGCGCGGTGATGGCATTTACAGCCCGCGTCCTGACTCTTGTCGCGCTGATGAAGATCGAGCTTCCCGACCATGATGTTCGCCTATGTGACGGCGGATTCGTCTATTGGGCTGGGGAGAAATACGACTGCATCGACGATCTTTTCGGAACGGTCAGCGCCGCAGAAACCTTCGAGGAAAAGACCGGCGACGAAGCACCAGGCGGGAAGCTGACGTTCCTGCCTCCTTCGTCATCTGCCGCGACCGCCCTGACCGACCCTTCGTTTCAGGGCGCACGGATGCGCTTTTGGCTTGGCGAGTTGGATGCAGCGACCGGCTCTGTGACTGGCACGCCCGAACTGACGGCCGATCTCGCGATCGACACCGCCACGCTGAAGGTCGCCAAGGGCAGCAGGTCTGTAGACATCGAATTTGAGAGCGCGGCAAAGCGCCTTTTCATGGTGATGCGCGGCAACGCGCTGAACGACCGTTTCCATCAGGCTTGCTATCCGGGCGAGAAGGGAATGGCCAACGCCACTGGTATGCCTCGCTCGACCGCATGGGGTGCAGCGACACCGAACTCATGACCGACATGCTCAGGCGGCAGGCCGCCCTCGAAAAGACGCTGGCGAAATATCGCGGGCGCAGGCTGGATTTTGCCAGCGCGGATTGCGTGCGCATGGCTCGCTTCCACCTGCTCCAGATGGGCCACAAGCCGCCGGCTCTGCCCAGCTATCGCTCGCTTGCTGGCGCCGTGCGCGCGCTGAAGGCGGCAGGAGGGATGGAGCAGATCTTCGATGGCATCCTTCCGCGCATCCCGCACGCCCGGATGCTGCCCGGCGACATTGCGATATTGGAGGGCGACAGCGGCATGGACGCCGCCGTGATCTGCGTCGGTCACAAGGTCATCGGCTGGCACGAGAACAGCGACACGATGGTCAATCTGATCCCTCTCGAAATCAAAGCCGCCTGGAGGGCCTGATGTCCAAGACCCTCGCGAAGGTGGCTATGATTGCAGGCGCGGTTGCGCTCGTCGCAACGGGCGTCGGCGCAGCGGCCGGGGCTGGCGTCTTTGGGGCCGGTGCGACGGGCGCGACCGGAGCGGTCGCCGGTATTTCGACAGCGACTATCTCCACCGTCGCGCAGGTCGCGACCGTCGTTGCTGCTGCCGCATCGCTCGGCGCCCAGTTGACGGCAAAGAAGCCCGGAGCGATCGGCGCGGTGAACACGGTCCAGATCGGCGCAAACTCGCCAATCCCCTACGGCGTCGGCCGCTGCTTCTATGCTGGCAGCCAACTTCACGATGTCGGTTACGGCGGCAAGGTCAAGAAGACGCAGAACCCCTACCTGTCGAAGGTCTTTGTCTGGAGCGGCGGCGGACCGATCGACGGAATCGAAGCCCTGCTGATGGACTGGCAGGAGGTCAGTTTCGCCGGCACTTCGGCGCTCGGCTACTATGCGTCATGGCTCTATGCCGACCATCAGATGGGCCATCGGCCGGAAGCGGACGCTCTCGCCGGACCGTGGGGAGCGGTGCCTGACTGGAGTGCCGCACACAAGCTGTCCGGCATGGCCGCCAGCATGTTGAGCTTCAAGTTCGACCGGGACAATAAAGTTTGGGCGAACGGCATCCCGGCTTTCGGCATCGTCGCCCGCTTCGCCCGGGTCTATGACCCCCGGAAGGACAGCACCTATTCGGGCGGCGCGGGCGATCATCGCTTCGACGACGAGGACAGCTTCGAATTTGACCGCAATGCCGCGCTGAACGCCATCACCTATGCGCGCGGGCGCTATGCCATAGACACGGCCACCGGCGAGCAGACGATGAAGGTGATCGGGTGCGGCTTCCCGAAGGATACTTTCGATTGGCCCCAATGGGTCGCCTTCGCCAATATCTGCGAAGCGAACGGCTGGAACAGCGACGGCACGGTGTTCGATGGCCCGGGCATCAGCCTGTGGGACAACCTGAAGCGGATCTGCGCGGCCGGCGGCGGCGTGCCGGTGATTTCGGGCGGCCTGCTGTCCGTCCGCTTCCAGTCTCCGAAGGTGGCGCTCGACACTATCACCGCGGCGGATTTCGCCGACGGCGAGCGCCTGGTGCCGGGGATGCGGACCTATCGCGACCGCATCAACACGATGGTGCCCAAATATCGCTCCGAGGCCAACAAGTGGGAATATGTGCAGTCTGACGCCGTCAGCTTCGAAAGCTACATCGCCCTCGATGGCGAGCCGAAGGAAGAGGAATATCTTTGCGAACTGGTGACGGACAAGGATCAGGCCGCCCAGCTTACCGCCTATGAACTTTTCAACCGGCGGGAACTGTCCGGCATTACGATCCCGTGCAAACCTCGCCTCTGGGATGTGCGCCTTGGCGAGGCTTATCAGGTGGTCGACCCGGAAACCGGGCTGGATCACCTCTGCGTCGTCGCCGCGATCAGCAAGGACATCTCCACCGGCGTTGTAACGCTGACCTTTGAAACCGAGACCAACGGAAAGCACGCGCTGGCGCTGGGGATGACCGGCACCGCGCCACCGCCGCCGACGTTGATAGAACATGGCGAGGCTGACAATTCGTCCTGGCAGAATGGCGGCGGCGGCGATCCGGAGATCCCGGATGCGGACGACTGGACGCTGAGCAGCGGCGGCGGCACCGTTCCCTCGCTGGTCGTCGTTGGTGCAGCGCCTGCTGATACTGTCGACAGTGTGGTCTTTGAATATCGCCTGATCGGCGGAGCCGAATGGACAGGCGCATCGATCGAGCCAGAAGACGTCACCCGCAAGGAAATGCCGGTTCCGGCTGGCAGCTATGAGGTCGCGATCAGCTATCGGATCGGCGTCATCGTGGGCGAAAGGCTGATCCTTGGCCCGGTCGATGTCGAGGAGCCTGAAATTATCTACGACGGCGGCGACGCCACGACCGAGGTCTGAGAATGGCAACCGTCAAATTCCAGCTTCGGCGCGACACTGCGACGAATTGGTCGACCGTCAACCCGACGTTGGGTCCCGGAGAGCCTGCGGTCGAAACCGACACAGGCAAGCGCAAATATGGCAATGGCGCGAACGCTTGGAACGATCTGCCCTATGCCGTGGTGGACGCGGAGGACATCGCAGATTCGACCACGGTCGGCCGCGCATTCCTGACGCTCACCAATCCCGGGGCGATCCGATTCCCCCGTATCAATGCCGACAACTCAGTATCGGCTCTGGACGCAGCGGCTTTCCGCGCAGCGATTGGTGCCGGCACATCATCGACGAACGGCACTGTAACCAGCGTCGATGCTTCTGGCGGCACGACGGGCCTCTCTTTCACTGGAGGCTCTATCACCGGAGCTGGGACGCTCACGCTCGGCGGGACGCTGGGTATTGCCAACGGCGGCACCGGAGCGACTTCAGCGGCGGCGGCGTTGTCGAACCTCGGCGGCGTGGCGACCTCTCGCTCGATCTCCACCGGCGCCGGACTCGTCGGCGGGGGCAACCTCACGACAGACCGCACCCTGTCGCTGGCGACCAGCGGCGTCACGGCAGGCTCTTATGGCTCCGCGATCAAGGTGCCGACGATCACAGTCGACGCTTATGGTCGCGTCACCATTGCATCTGAAAACGCGATCCCGGTGCTGGCCTCGGGCACCTACACGCCAACCCTGACGAATGTCACCAACGTCTCTGGGTCTACCGCCTATCAGTGCCGCTATACCCGCATCGGCGATGTCGTGCGCGTCTCGGGGCGCGTGGACGTTGACCCGACAGCAGGCGGCACGGTGGAGCTGGGCATTAGCCTGCCCATCGCCTCTAATTTCACGACGATCTACCAGTGCAGCGGGGTTGCCGCTTCCGAAGTGGTGCCAGGCCAGAGCGCCGCCTTCTTCGCAGACCCGACGAACGACCGCGCCCGGCTGATCTGGAACACATCAGATACCGCGAACCGGGGGATGATCTTCGTGTTCGAATATGACGTCATTTGACGGCCAGCTGACGACGCGCTCCGCCGCCTGACCCTTCTTCATCACCGGAGAAACCATGACCGCCAGACTCGACCTGACGGCCTCGCGCAATATCGCGTGGGCGCCGACGATAGACCTGTTCTACGAAGGTGGGCAGCTACCGCTGGCGGGCGCGACCATCACCATGCAGGTCCGCCTCTATCCCGGCGCGCCCGGCGATGCGCTCGTGACGCTCAATCCGATTGCATTCGAGGACTTGGACCCGAGCGAGCCAGGCGCGCGCCGCTGCCTTCGCCTCACACCGCTGATGCTCCGCGAGTGGGTCGCCGCCTTCCCGACAGGCCTCAATGCCCCTGAGCCCGGCGAGGCCGACCTGTTCTCCTACGACATCATCATCACCTATGCCGAGGGAGCACAGGACAAGCTGGCGCTCGGCAATTTCCTTCTGGAGCCGGGAGTCACGTTGCCATGAGCTTTCAATATTTCGCCGGGCAGGTTCGCGGGCTTCGCGGACCGGGCCTGACCCCTGCCGATCTGGCGACCCTCGATGCGCGGGTGGCGGAAGCCGAAGCCGAAGCGGACCGGGCGAACGGTGAGGCGGATCGTGCGCTCGGCTACCGGGATCAAGTGGCCGACTTCGTCGCCATGCAAGCTCTGCCGAACACGTTCAACACCAAGGCGCTGGCGAATTCTGCGCTCTCGGGGATCGCCGATGGAACCTATGTCCAGGTGGTCGATGACGAAAGCCGGTCGCACTTCCGGTCGCTCTACATCGTTCAGACCGGGGCCTATGTCTTCGTCTCGTATCTGACCAGCACCCCGGCCCTTGGTGTTGCGGCAGACGCGGCCGACCTCGGCGCATTCACGGGCACCATCATCCCCGACAATCAGACGGCCAAGCAGGCGCTCCAGGCGATCGAAACCTTCATCGCGTCGATCCTCACCGGCGGCGTCGCCTTCGCGCTTCCCGACGAGGCGGACGGCGACGTCATTCCCGCCCCCGGCTCCGGTCGCCCCTATCTTTCCGCAGGAGTATTGAAAATTGCGTAAGATCCTTTTTGCGATCCTCGCCATGGCGCTGGCTAATCCGGCGCTGGCGAATGGCCCCATCTTCTCCAACACTGGCGGAGTGGGGTCGGCTACGTCCACCTTGTCCGGTACGCCGCGCGAACCCGCCGGCGGGACGTTCAGCATCAACGGCTCGACCGGCAAAGCGTCGGTCAACCTGCTGAATGTGAAACCCGGCGCGGCTCCGTCTAGTCCGGTGAATGGCGACCTGTGGACGACCAGCAACGGCCTCTATGCGCGGATCAATGGCGTCAATCGGGGGCCGTTCATCTCCAAGGAAGCCGCCGCGGTCGACCTCTATGTCGACGCGGTCGCGGGCGTTGACAGCGACACTTGCGGCACGGGAACCGGCGCTGCGGCGTGCAAGACGATCCCCCAGGTCACCAAGAACCTGTGCGTCAACTACAACCACACCGTCCTGCCGACCATCCACGGCGTTGCCGGACAAACCTATACGCAGGGGCTGGCCTTCACCGGCGGGCTGCTCTCGACCGCAACGCCCTTCTGTAGCGGCATCGCGAACGTCGCCTTTGATGGGCACGGCAGCACGATCAGCACGACCAACGATTGGGCGGTGAAGGTCTATTACGCGCCGATTGCTGTCGAACTGCATAACGTGACCCTTCAGGCAAGCGGCACGGTGGGGGCTCCGATCCTCGTTCGTGGGACCGGCTTCATCGGGATTAAGGAGGGCGTCACCCTCGGAGCGGCTGCGCCCGGCTTCCCCCTCATTTGGGCCTATGGCGGCGCTCAGGTGGTTACCTGCCCGACCAGCCTTTGCCCTTCGAACACGGCGTTGAACATCACCGGCGGCGGGCTTGCCGCCTTCCTGGCCCAGAACAGCGGCGGCATCCAGATTGAAGGCCTCTCCGTCAACATCACGGGCGCCCCTGCCTTTACCCTGGGATTCGCGGCTGCTCTCGATAACGGCACGATCGACTTTGTGGCGGCCCCGATCACGGGCGCCATTAATGGCCCGCAATTCAATGCCAAGCTGGGCGGGGTGATCAACACGACGGGTCAGACCGGGGGATATTCCACCTGCTCCAACAACTATCTGCCGGGCAGCACCTGCGGGCGGATGGAGAACAGCGGCATCATCAGCCACCCCGGCACGCCTTCGATCGCGAGCGGTAGCTGCGGCACCGGCTGCATCGTCCAGCGCGGAGAGTTTGGCTTCACCATTGTTTTCGGCACCGGATTGGGTTTCGTGAGCGGCACCGAGTATGGCCCTGTCCGCATCCGGTTCGCGACCCAGACGGACTATAACTGGTGCGGGGTGACGCCTGCGGACCCGTCGATTGCGCCCTCTCGGCTCCTGATCGGCGCACCTGCGGGCTCGGCGAACGGGTATTTCGACCTCTGGTGGAAAGCCAATGGCTCCGACCCGAACGGCAAGGCGGTTTACGCCACTTGCCGGGCCAACTGAGCGGCCGGCGCCATGCACGGGGCAACCATCACACAACAGGGGACGCAGGCGATGACGCCATGGGCTGAGGCAGCCATCGCCAAATACGGATGGATCGCGGTCGGGCTGACGTTCGGCCTGGCCGCGAAATACGCGCTGTTGATCAAGAAGGGCATCCGCATCAAGCCGGTGCTCTTCCTCGCCGACCTTCTCCTGCTCCCGATGGTGGCGCTTATCGCCTATTGGATTGTCAATCAGGCGGGCGTGCATGGCGAAGCCGCCGCACTGCTCACGGCGGCGGCAACAGTCGGCGCTGATCGCGTGGTGAAACTCTACACCGACCGTTTCCTGCGCCAGGTCGATGCCGTCCTCATGGAGTCCGTCGTGCAGCGCAAGGCGGCTCTCCGCGAGGAGGTGCAAACCGAGTTGAGCGCTGAACGGACACTTCAGGACATCGCAGTCGGGCGTCGACCCATTGGGGGTGAGTGATGAGTATCGAGAGCATGATCGAAGCCACGATCGGCAAGGAGGGCGGATACGTCAACCATCCGGCAGATCGCGGCGGGCCAACCAATTGGGGCATTACCGAGCGGGTCGCGAGAGATAACGGCTACACCGGAGACATGCGCAACCTGACGCGCGCTCAGGCGGTCGCCATCTATCGCAGCGAATATGCCATCAAGCCGGGCTTTGCAGCGGTCGCGGAGATCTATCCCCGGATCGGGGAAGAGCTGTTCGACACGGGCGTCAACATGGGGCCTGCCCGCCCCGCATTATGGTTTCAGGAATGGCTCAATGCTCTCAATCAAGGGCAGCGGCTTGGGCCTGACCTGAAGGAAGATGGGCAGATCGGCCCGGTGACATTGGCGGCGCTGCGAAAGCTGAAGGAATGGCGCGGAGCGGAAGGCGAAACGCGCTTGTTGGCGGCGCTCAATGGTGACCAGGCTGTGCGATACAAGCAAATTGCATCAGCGAACCCGTCGCAGCGCGCTTTTACCTATGGCTGGCTCGGGAGGGTGCTGTGACCATCCTCAACGCGCTCAAGGGCATCAGCGGCGAGTTCGAGGTCCAGCGCGTGCTGGGCACATTCGGCACGGTCGTCTTCACCGTATCGGTCCCCGCCCTCGTTTCGACGGGCGTCATTCAAGCATCGCTGGAAGGCTTCTGTCTCGCCTATCCGGCTGGCATCGCCACGCTGATCGGCACTACCGCTGGCGCAATCGCACTGAAGGACAGACAGGTCGCCAAGGCCAAAGCGGAGGAGAAGGCAGCATGATTGAGATGATGGCCTCAATCGTCGGCCCGCGCGCCGCCAAGCCGGTTCTTTGGGCGCTTACCGCGATGCTGGTGCTGATCCTGCTCTCGGTCGGCTATTGCTCCCTGCGCGGCGGGGAGCGCGAGCAGGCGCAGCAGACCACGAAATCGAGCGAGGCCATCGCCGACGCAGCGAAGGGCGCCGTCTCGGACATCTCCAACCAGACCAAGGCCGAAACCGCCATTGATGCGGCGGTCGCCACCGTGAAAGAGGAAGTCGGCTATGCGGTTGATCCTGCTGCTATCCATTCCGCTGTCGCTCGCGATGTCTGCGTGCGCCGGGAATATCGTAACGACCCCGCCTGCGCGCTGCGCTGACCTGATCCCGCCCGAGTGGGAGCAGGGCGTCGAAGGCGAGCCGCTGCCGGCGCAGCAGGATGTTCCCACGCCGCTGACCGATAAGGCGCGTGGCGATATGTGGGAGGCCGTCGCCAAGGGCTGGGCTCAGGGTTTCGTCGGGCAGACGGGCCAGCTCTCGAAGGCGAACGACCGGATGTCCGCGGCGATCGGCATCTTCCGGCGCTGCGAGGCGATGGTGAACGCTGCGCGCCCTAGCTGAACAGCCAGCGCGCGGCGGACATAAGCGAGAGGGCCGACCCATAGAGGACGAGGGCGCCGATAATCACCGCCTCCGCAATGAAAATGGCGTCCTTCACCGGCAGTCCGCAGCCAGCCGCCGCCCATTGTCCCATTTCTCGACATAGACGGCCTGCCCGCGCCTGATCTGCTCACAGGCGACGTTCCGGCTGCCGACATAGACCTGCGCCAGCGTCCGGCCGTAGCGGTCCTGCCCGACGCGCTGGACGCTCACCGCGCCGCCCATCATCGCCTCTAGGCTGCGCTTGCTCGCATTGCCATCGCCCGGCACGCACACCCTGCCCTGCCGGCAGCCGTGGATCTCGGGCGCATCAATTCCAAGCAGGCGGATGCGCTCGCCATCGATTCGCAGGGTGTCGCCGTCTACAACCGTCACGGTGGCGGCGAGAATGAGGGCGGTGATCAGGGCTTTTCCTCCAGCATTGTGTCAATCATGGCGGACCAAGCCGCAGGGACAGCGCGAACGGCGGGCATGTGATTCGCATCATCCCATGCAGCCGCTTCGCCGCGTTTAATCATCACCTCACTCGGCTCCCTGATCGCAGAGATGACGGCCCGCGCTTCTGGCAGATAGCTCTGCCACATCGGCTTGCCCTCAAATTTGATATTCTCAGGGTGGCCTTCGAGACTACACAGGGCGCGCGCGGCGCGTTCGAGCGGGGTCAATGGTCTTCTCCTCGATTTGCAACAGCGGGTCGGCGAAGAATGTCGCCCGGCGTGGTCCATCAGGATCATCATAATCCGACCGGCTGCCGAAGCCAGCCTTTGCCGCAGCGTCCTGCGCGGCCTCCTTCGTCGGCAGCCAGCGTCCCTTGCGCGTCGGCATCACATAGCGAAAGCGCTTCACCGGCGCGGCCCGTCCAGCAGCGCCGCAGCGGGGGGCAGCCCCTCCATCAGCAGATCGGCCCATTCCTGTCCCAGCTCGCGCCGCCGCGTCATGTGCCGGGCGCGGTTATAGGCGGCTTCGACCTTGTTCGAGGGCACATGCGCCAGCATCAAGTCGATAATCGCCCGGTCCGGCCGGTGGCGTTCGTTCATGATGGTGCTGAATGATGCGCGCCAGCCGTGCGGGACATGGCGGCCATGATAGCCGACCCGATTATAGAGATAGCCGATCGCGTTCTCGCTGAGAGGCCGATGCGCATGGCGCTGCCCGGGGAACACCAGCTTGCCGCGCCCGGTGAGCCGCCGCACCTCCCGCAGCAGATCCACCGCCTGCCAAGGCAGCGGCACGACATGCTCGAATGATTCCTCGTCCTTCCTGTCGAGGATCAGCTTCATGCGGGCGGCTGGCACGCGCCAGATGGGGAGCGTGGGACCGATCAGGTTGCCCGACCAGTCAATCTCCTCGAATTCATCCCATGATACCCCGCGCACCACGGCCGGTCGCACCGCCGTCAGGGCCAGCAGCCGGGAGGCGAACTTCGTCACCGGGGACGCGCCGGACGATTCGGCTGCGCTCAGCACGCCGCGCAGCTCGGGCAGCTTCACCATGGCGGGCTGCTTGCCCTTTTTGGGCAGCGGCTTCAGCGCCTTGGTGATGATGGCGGCCGGGTCGTTCGCCGCAGTTCCCTCAGAAATGGCATAGCAGAACACGGCGGAGATGCGCTGGCGCAGCCGCCGCGCTGTCTCGATCGATCCCCGCGCCTCGACCTTGCGCAGCGTGGCCAGCACCATGGGGGCGTCGATCTCGTCGAGCGGCAGGCCGCCCATGTCGGGAAAGACGTCTCGCTCCAGGCTGGTGATGACGTCGGCGGCGTGAACGGGTGCCCAGCGCGGGGCCTGCACCTCATGCCAGATCCGCGTCACCTGCTCGAATGTGAGCTTCCGGGCGCGCTCGATCCGTTCCGCCTCGGCCATCTCACGGGCCTTCTGCCGCGAGCCGGACGGGTCGATATGGTCACGCAGCAGGCGGCGGGCCTCGTCGCGCTTGTCCCGGGCAATCGCGAGAGAGACGTCGGGGTATGGGCCGAACGTCAGCAATTTTTCTTTGCCTTGGAAGCGGAACTTCATTCGCCACGAGCGCAGGCCGCTCTTCGCCACATACAAATAGAGCCCGCCACTGTCGGCGAGCTTATACGGCTTGTCCTTCGGCGCCGCTTTCCGAACCTGTCCATCGGTGAGCAT